TCATTCATTATTATCTTCTTCAATAAACTTAATCACAGGCATATATTCTTCCACTTTTTTAAGTGCTTCCAATTTTGTGGGAGCAATTACTTTGCAAGTATATAAACCATCTTTCATACTAATGGTAAATGGAACAACTCCATTTATAAACCATTCTTCTTTCACATAACACTTGATATGCCATTCTCTGGCATCGAGGCATCGTTTAATCATTTCATCAGCGATCCTTTTAGGATCAAAATCATCAGCTTCAATTATATCAGGCATTTTCGTTCAGTAATTGTTTGTTACTACCTTCATTTAAAAAAACTTCAACCATATGTTTAGCATCAACTAATGTTTCTAATACATTCATCTTTCTAAACAATCGGTCACCAATATACAACTCAACAACATAACAATGGTCATTATGAAAAATATTGGCTTTTCTGTCAGACCCATATTGTGTATGTAATAGTTTCATTCTTCTTCTCCAAAAGCATATTTCATGGCGGCCGCTTCTGCTTCTTCTTCGCTGACATAAAATTCGGTTTTAAATAAATCGGATTCTTTGAAAAAATCCACAACATATGGTGCCACAATACACGATGCTACAAATAATATATCGGCATGGCGGTGTCCTTGGGCACCAAAGAAAGATACTAATTGTTCTATCATGCTATCATTCCTATAAATCGGTTGAGAACAACACGGTTAGCGACACGACCACCAGCATACTTACTAAACGCAGATACTAGACCACGAGTGGTGGCATTTTCTTTTACTTCAAAAGTATTATCTTCTTCTGTATCTAATGCTTCAGAACGGAGAACATAATACTCATCAAAGCCAGCCGTGGTAACAACAGCAAATTTAGTTTTACGGAATGAAGCCTTGATTGTATCATAATTTGCGGTGCGTGGATAAAAGTCATAAATCTTACGACCAAATTCACGACCAGAAATTACATAAAAACCTAACACATTACAATTGGTACGAGCTTTTAACAACTTTACATATGCACCAGTATGGTTAGCACAATTATATATGTTATCGACAATTTCTTGATGTTTAGTCAATGGGTCACGAATAATCAAACCAAAATCTTTACCCATCACACCATAGTCTTTACCAATTCTGTGTAATCTACCATCTGTGTTTTGGTCATAAGTTTGACGGAGTGTATGTCCTTCACCATCAGTTAAAAACACAGAATTTACAACTTGTAATTTATATTGCTTCTGGAATGCAGGAATAATTTCCATAGCGGCAATAACTGCTTCATTCAATGGTGTACCACCCATAGCCATAAAGGTAGGTGTGTATCTTTGATTGTTAGCCATAAATGTTAAAATCTTAGCCGCTTTGGTAAATTCACCAGCCGACATTCTACTTGATAATAAATTCATCAGGTAGAAAGGGTTACTTGCAATGTCACCTTTCTTTGGTGTAATTTCATACTGGTGTGAACCAAACGATTCAGGTGAAGCGAAAGCATACACATCATATGGAATGTTTACTTTCTTACAGAACATCACCAAACTGATTAATTGTTTCATGGTGTTTGCAAGGTGGTCGTGCATTGAACCAGACCAGTCTAAGAACATAACAAGACCATGTGATTTGCCATTCGGCACAACCGAAATCTTTTTAAAGATGTCATCATTGAATTGATAAGAGAAAATCTTCTTCATATCAAGGTCGCCAGTTTTGGCCGTAGATGCACGTTTTAACTGGTCGGCATTTTTACGCAATTCAAATTCTTTGACAAGATAAGAAACTACCTTGTTTGTATCACGGCGTAATTTGGCATATTGGCCATTTTCTGCTTTGTCAAAATTTAATGACCAGCGAGAATACTCATCATCAATTTTTGAATATAATTCTTTGTATGAAAGAATGCCTTTCTTTATATCAAATTTTGGAATATTGCCATACATATAATTGCTTGCATTTTCAGCAAACAACTTTTTCTCATTTTGTTTAAATGCTTCATCGGTGAAAGCACGAACATTATCTTCTTCTATTTCTTTATGTTCAAAGCGGTCATCATTACCAATGACTTCGGTATCTTCATCTTCACCATCGTCATAATCATCAGAAGCCTGTTTTGAACCAGATTCGGTTTCGTCACCTTCTTCGGTTTCATCACCAAAGTCATCGTCCCATTCATTAGCAAAATCTTCACCATCATCACCATCTTCATAATCTTCGGAATCTGGTGCATTGGCTTTACGCTCTTCTTCTTTTTGTTTCATAAAAGCGAGAACTTTTTGAGCCACAACTAAAACATCGTCATAACTTTCGGTAGCTTCAATCTCATTCAGTAGTTTTCTTTCTTCGGCATCAAAACGAATGCCAAGCATAGCACCGCCTTTACTGTGCATATTCACTCGGTCAACAAAATTCAATTCATTCAAATCAACACCATTGGTGCCAAAGAAATTCTTTTGAGTTAATTCAACATATGCTTTTGTGAAAGATGAACGGAGACCTGGATATTTGTATTTGACTTTCTTTTCAATACGAACATCTTCAATAACATTTGAAATGGATTGTGGGATTTTTAAATCTCTGGCACGAATAAGGCCAGATTCAGGAGTATAAAGTGCATGGCCAACTTCATGACCAACAAAAAGGTCATAAAGGTAACCAGAAATATTCTTATCTAAAACAGGAATTGTCAAAACACGATTTTTGACATCAAAGCAAGCAGTAGGAACATTACGCTGTTCTACTACTAAGTTCTCGGTAGCCATCAATTTGGCTAAAAGTGATTTGGATTCAAGTAATTGCATATAAGCTCCTAACGATTAATATAACAATTATACAGGAATCCTATATTCCGTCAAGCATTTTCTTCGGAAGTGTTGTTTTTTAGCAACACCAGTGATTATTGATACATTTCCTTCATCTTTTGGTAGTCGGAAAGGTCTTTTTCGTGTTGGGATAGTATTGCCCATTTGCGAGTTACGACATCCAAGCGTTTCCAAGCAGGAATTTCTTCATCATCTGCTCTTGCCGCTTCAAAAAATAGCATATCATTTGACATTTTTCAAATCTTTCTCAAAAAAGTTGTGTTCAATCGCTGATGCAAGCTCATCGGCAAGCTTCGGATCGAATTTTACAAGAAAATGCGCTACATCTTGAGCAGGAATGTGCCTCAGATTGAACATAATCTCATCTATACCTTTATATATTTGTGTTTCTTCCCATTGTTGCAACATAATTTCTCACATTTCATAATATTGTTCAATTACAACGATATTTTTGCCTCGTTGTTTGGCTTTTCCTAATGCTATCATTGATTTTAACTCAATTTCTTTTTCTTGGCAAGTTAAAGAGTGAAAATATTCTTCGTAATCTTGCCAATCTTCATCAGTCCAACCTTTTGGTGTATTCATATCATCTCCGCATACTTGAAATTTCTTTGGCTTCAGTATCCGTGAATACTGGAACAGCATTGGACTTGTGCATTGTGCCAATACCTTTCATTTTATCGCCAGTATAAGAATATTCCGTTTTTTTAACACAAGGTATAAAACCTGTATCAATGGATGCGTAATGGGGAGTTTCCCTGCCTGCAGGAATTTTAGGAGATGGTACAGATTTGGAAATAGTCGTGGACTTGGCATATTTGCAAATCCGTGGTATTTCTAAAATTGACTTTAACCAATCTTCGTGACGCTGTTTCACTAATTTTGGAACTTTTCGTTTTTTTGACTTTGGAATGTAACCGTGTATAATCATAATGTAATCTCCCACTCGGAAATTACAAGTATACTACAGTTTTAAGGAAATGTCAAGCTGAAGTGTTGTTTTTAAGACACATCTACCGGTATCTATGGTACCAAAGCTTTATTTCAAAAGCGGACACCGATACTTATGTTAGAAAAATCAAAAAATAGTGGAAATAATGAAATTTCTTGTAATGTGAAATTAATATCTTATTGGCCAATCTTTTTCATCAAACACATCAACCGAATCCTCGTATTCGTGATTTTTTAACTTTTTTACTTCTGCCTGTTCATCACGGCGTTTCTTACTGTGTAGAACATTTCTTGCGTAATCGTAATCATCAGAGTAATCTTTGTTTTTACGAAATTTACCTACAAATTTTGTCACTTACATCTCCTATTTCATCGTTTCAAAAGTTATGCCTCGTATTTTAGTTTCAGGCATATTATGCATATCCATATTTGACACATAGGTGATGTCAGAATGTGGATAACAAATTTTTACTATTTTAAGTAGTTGGCAGACTGTACCATCAGAATCATTGAATGAGAATACTTCACCAACACATCTTATATTTTGAATTATTTCACGGCGAGTATTATAATTATGAACAAATCCACCACGAGCGTATACCATCCACCAATCAGAGTGAACTCCTACGACTAACCAATCACCTTTTCTTCTACAGCGGTGTAGAAAATGTAAATCGTTAGAATCTAACGGATCGAATTCACCAGCTGTTACGATAATTCGTTCTTTGTCGTGCATTTAGGGTAAAAGATTGGGGAACGCCTCTTTAACAAAATTATATGTCAATCCTTTCACACCTTGGTCCTTTTTAAAGATACCCATAACAACTTCAGCTTCACGAGGTTCTAAAGATTCTAAGAACAGAATCAATAGTTCGTTTTGTTTTCTTGGAGATAGTTTTTCAGCTTCAGGATGTCCTTCCTGAAACAAGTAGATTCTACGAATTTCCGTAGATAGTTGAGCAACAGAAATTCCTGGTTTTGTGTCAGGAATTTTGTAGTTTTCTGGCATTTCTTTTATTTTCCATTTAAATTCTGGATGAAAAGTAAATTGTAATACTTCTACCAAGGCTTTTGATAGATTTTTTTCAATTACTGCCATTCGTTCTTTTTTTGTTGATGCAACTTCAAATTCATCAAATACTTCATAGATATTTTTCATTAAAATTCCTCAATAACGTCCATTAAATTCTTTAGTTTATTTTCAATAAAATAATTTAATAGTTTTTGGCGAGATGCCGGTTTTGCTTCATTATATGTATTTATAATTTTTTCTTTGATGTCGGTTGGTATTAAAGACAGGTCAATAAGTGTGGCATTTCTGGAATAGTTGGCTTTATCGGTTTCGTTATAGTCAACCACATCTTCTTTAAGATACTTATCCAATACACTCTTGGTAATAGGTTTCTGTCGTAAGTCACGGACAAAACAATCGGATGGTGAGAACATATTTGGAATGCCATCACCTTTATCACCACGAATAATCTTCTCTTTCAATTCTAAAGATGGATTATCAGATTTAACAAATTTCTTTTGTGCCGGATTATATTGTTTTACATTACTACCATAATGTTGTAATTGTAAAAAATCTCCATCACTTGATAG